CGCCTGGTACAGGTACAAAACCTTCCCCGGAATTACATTGAAACACTTAGCCATGCCCGGGAATGTGTTAAGGGTAAAAAGGTCGATGCTTTAAAACTTATCTATGGCAATGTTCCGGACGTACTTTCCCAACTCATAAGGACTGCCTTTATACCGTCTCCCGGCCATCTGTTTCTAGTTGCAGACTTTTCCGCTATAGAAGCCCGGATCATCGCATGGTATGCGGACGAAAAATGGCGACTCGATGTGTTTGCAACTCATGGAAAAATATATGAAGCATCTGCTTCAACCATGTTCGGAGTGCCGATTGAACTGATTAAAAAAGGCAACCCGGAATACGTGTTACGGCAAAAAGGTAAAATTGCTGAATTAGCACTGGGATACCAGGGAGGTGTTGGGGCACTTATCGCCATGGGTGCTTTGGATATGGGATTGACCCAGGAAGAACTTCCGGATATTGTGCAGCGGTGGCGACAAGCGAACAAGCGTATAGTTGATCTGTGGTATTCAGTAGAAAACGCAGCTTTTGAGGTAATGAAAACTGGTCAACCAGTTGGACTTGCTAAGGGATTGGTATTTGCCCGGGAGTGCGACACTAAAAATGATTTGGATTTTTTAACCATAACCTTACCTAGTGCTCGGAAGCTATATTATGTGAAGCCGGTTTTAAAAATCGAAACTACTTACACGGTTGAGTTTAAAAACGATATGGGTATAAGTGACACCAAAAAGGTTAAAACCCTGGCAGAAATTGAGGCCATTCAACAAGCAGGGAATGTGGTTACAAGTATTAAGGATTTCACCAAAGAAAGTCTGTATTACTGGGGGTTAAATCAAACAACTAAGAAGTGGGAACAGATGCCCACCTATGGCGGGAAATTGGTTGAGAACATTGTTCAGGCTACTGCCAGGGATTGTTTGGCTTGTAGCCTTGATCGGCTAGCAGCTGCCGGGTATCAGACAGCATTCCATGTTCACGATGAAGTGGTTCTGGACGTACCAGAGAACCTTGCTGATCTTGATCGAGTTTGTGATATTATGGGCCAGCCGATACCTTGGGCCCCAGGATTGTTGTTACGGGCTGATGGTTTTGTTACCACTTATTATTGCAAGGAGTGATTTATAAATGGTAAAAATTATCATAAATTTCGCTTTTATATTCTGTATGCTCAACATCTTTTTTCTTTACCTTAATATATTCATCTCCAAAAAGCTCCGTCCCAAACCAAAACGCAAATTAATAATAGCTGTGGACTTCGATGGTACGATAGTACAAGATTTTTATCCTCATATTGGGCCCCAGCGATTAGGAGCAGCGTCGTGTTTAAAATGGCTAAAGGAACGCGGCCATACAATCATATTAAACACTTGCCGGACTGGTAAGTATTTAGATATTGCCCAGTGGTATTGTACATCTCATTTTGGATTTAAATTTGACCAGTACAATGAAAACGACCCTGAACGGATTAAACTCTATGGTGGTGATTGCCGCAAAATTTCGGCAGATTTATACCTGGATGACAAAAGCTTTTTTCCGGGATGGTGGATAGTTTGGCCAGTTGTTTGGTGGATGGAACGTCGGCAGGTACAAACAAACTATTCCAAAGGGGTAAAACCGCCCATGCCATGGCCAAGAAAGTAAAGGAGTGATCGCAGTGCCTCCGCCGGTGGTTGAGGCATTGGTAAGGGCCAATTACTGTGTTATGAGAAAGCACCCTTTATAGGGTGCAAACGAAAGGGCTGATAAAAATGATGCTTTGTCCTAAAACTGAAACATGTCCGACCAGTGCAACGAATTGTGAACATAAAACGCCTCACAAAGTAAAAGAGGGTACCGGCCCAGGACGGTGCGGATACAATGATCGGAAATGCCCAAAGTGTGTTGAATTCAATAGTAAGGCATCGGAGGCATCACTATGTTTAAATTCGATAAACAAATAACTATATCAACTGCCGGGAGCCGTAAAGCCACTTATTGGCCAGCCTCAACGCTTATGTGGTCAGACCTTATCAACAGGCTTCAAACACCAGTGCGGGGAACCGAAACCCTAGCAGAGTATATGGCCATGCCGAAAAGCCAGCAGGATGATCTGAAAGATGTTGGCGGGTTTGTGGCCGGCTCGTTCAAAGGCAACCGGAGAAAACCGGAGAACGTCATCGGTCGCGATGTCATAACCTTAGACCTTGACAATATTCCCGCGGGTGGTACAGCAGATACCCTATGTCGACTAGACGGCCTGGGGTGTGCGTATGCGGTATACTCGACCCGGAAACATTCGGAGGCAAAACCACGGTTAAGGGTACTCATTCCGTTGAGCCGGACGGCCACGGCAGACGAATATGAGCCGATAGCCCGGATGCTTGGTCAAATTATCGGAATCACACTTTGCGATCCGAGTACGTTTCAAGCGTCCCGGCTCATGTATTGGCCGTCCTGCTCCGCCGACAGCCAATATGTTTTTACCTACGGGGATAAACCCTTCCTTGATACCGATGGCATCCTGGCCATGTATAGTGACTGGCGTAATATTGCCGAATGGCCGGAGGTCCCTGGCACTCAAGTCAACCATAAACGCCTGGCGGCCAAACAAGGGAACCCGCTTGAAAAACCCGGGATCGTCGGCGCTTTCTGTAAAGTCTACAATATCTATCAAGTTATGGACAAATTCTTGCCTGGTATTTATGCACCTTGTAATACGCCCGACCGATTTACATATACCGGCGGAAGTACATCAGGAGGTGCAATTATTTATGATGGCGGATTATTTCTGTACTCCCATCATGCTACGGATCCGGCTGGCGGGCGCCTAGTCAATTCCTTCGATTTAGTCCGGCTACATCTATACAGTGATATGGACGATGAAGCTGCACCCGGGACACCGACAAACAAGCTTCCGAGTTATACGGCTATGTGTCAACTTGCGGTTAGTGATCAGGCGGTGGCGGCCATCTTGAATCAAGAGAGATATGATAAAGCCACCGCAGACTTTGGTGGAGAATTGGCCACTGTAAAGTCAGATGTTAACGATGTTAATTGGATGCAACTGCTTTCAATTCACCCGACAACCGGGAGGCCGGAGAAAACTGTAGATAACATCCTGATCATCCTCGAAAACGATCCTCGGTTAAAAGGGAAAATTGCCTTTGATGAATTTGCCAACCGTGGCCTGGCTCTAGGAGCACTACCTTGGAATGCCTACGATGGCCGCCGGGCGTGGACGGATGTGGATGATGCGGGACTAAGGCATTACCTTGAAAAGGTCTACGGCATCACCGGTAAGGATCGTGTTTTTGATGCTACAGCCTTATGCGCACATAAACATTCAATAAACGACGTACAGGACTATCTAACCAGCCTACAATGGGACGGGGTCCGTCGGTTGGATACCTTATTAATTGATTATCTTGGTGCTAATGACACGCCATATACCCGCGCCGTCATCCGGAAATCGTTAGTGGCCGCTGTGGCCAGGGCCATGACCCCGGGATGCAAATATGACTACATGCCAATCTTGGTCGGTCCTCAAGGGCTTGGAAAAAGCACTTTCCTCCGTCTGTTAGGTCGACGCTGGTATTCCGACAGCCTGCAGACTTTTGAGGGGAAAGAAGCCTCGGAAATGCTACAGGGTACCTGGTTGAATGAAATCGGTGAATTAACCGGTCTCAGTAAAGCAGAAACCAATGCAGTAAAACAGTTTTTGAGTCGGACAGAGGATATTTATCGAGAACCTTACGGGCGTAGGACCAGTGTTTACCCGAGGCGATGTGTGTTTTTCGGGACGACTAATGATAGTGAATTTCTTCGCGACCGGACCGGAAACCGACGGTTTTGGCCGGTAGATGTTGGGTTGAATCCACCAACAAAAGATGTGTTTAACCGATTACCTTATGAAGTGGATCAGATATGGGCAGAGGCGTTTTGCCTATGGCAATTGGGAGAACCGTTGTATTTGCCCAAAGACATCGAAGCAGAGGCCAAACGAGAACAGGACAGTCATATGGAGTCAAACATCAGGGAGGGGTTAATCCGGGAATTTATCGAAAGACCGGTGCCGGTGGATTGGGATAAACGCACGCTAGCGGAAAGGCGGCTATATTGGGCGAGCGAATTCGGTCGGGTTGACGTTGAAACCAGGGAGCGGGACAGGGTCTGTGCCATTGAAATTTGGTGTGAATGTCTTAGTGGTGATCCCAAATATATGCGGCAGATGGATACCCGGGAAATAAACGCAATTATTGAAAACATACCTGGATGGATCAGAAGTCGAAACGGGATACGGTTTGGAAGGGCATATGGTTTACAAAGAGGATATATCAAGGTTGGATGATAGATGTTACAGTTTACAAATCTTCCAGAGGACCAACAATAAAAAGCTAAGCTAAAACCGTTAAAACGCACCTGATACAGTTTGAATGGTATTGTGATACAGAGGTGTTACAGTTTGAAGTGTAACGATACAGTTGTTACAACCGTTACAGTCAATGTAACGGGCACAAACCTAGTTGGCTATTGGGTTTATTAATATATGTTACAGTTGTTACACTTTTATATTTAAAAATGAAAAATAAATAGATTAGGTGTAAATACACCCCTATAAACTCTATAAATGTGATGTTTGAATAACGCGCGCGTGCGCGTGTATCAAAAGTTATTTGCAAGGAGTGATCATCATGGTCGAACATTGGAGAAAAGGCCGTGCGCCTTGGGAGATAGAAAAGCAGACCACGGAAAAAAATATTGAATCTTATCTCAGGGATGAAGTGAAAAAAATCGGTGGGAAGGCGTTCAAATTCGTGTCACCTGGAAATGATGGGGTGCCGGACCGGTTGATAGGATTACCGGGCGGTCGGGCAATTTTTGTTGAGACGAAAGCACCAGGAAAAAAATCAACGCCTTTACAACGAAAAAAGCAGCAGGAATTGGCTGACCTCGGGTTTATAGTTTTCGCGGATATCGACACGAAAGAGAAGGTTGATCAGGTTATCAATTTCTGCAAAGGGTTGATTAGCGCATGAAATTTATACCACATCCGTATCAGTTATATAGCATAAACCGGTTGATATCTGATGAGGCGTTAGGGCTTTTTTTAGACATGGGCCTCGGTAAGACGGCTGTTACATTAACAGCTATCAACGATTTGAAATATAACCGTTTTGCTATATCCCGGGCGTTGGTTATTGCACCAAAAAAGGTCGCTGAAGGAACGTGGGCAAATGAAAAAGAAAAATGGGATCACCTTAAACTGTTGCGGATTATTCCGGTTCTGGGCAGCCGGGCCAAGCGGATTAAGGCATTAAATACACCGGGAGATGTTTGGGTAATTAACCGGGATAATGTTAAATGGTTGGTGGATTATTACCGGAATGCCTGGCCGTTTGATATGGTTGTCATCGATGAATCCAGTAGTTTTAAGAACCATGAAGCGAAACGATTTAAATACCTGTCTTGGATACGGCCGCATATTAAACGGATTGTCGAGTTAACTGGGACGCCGACACCTAATGGGTTACTTGATTTATGGGCACAGATATATCTACTGGACGGCGGGAAACGGCTATATGATTCATTCGGTAAATATCGGACCCGGTATTTTGAACAAGTTGATCGGGATGGCCGGAAATACGAATTGAAACCTGGAGCAGAAGAGGCTATTTATCGGGCGATATCTGATATTTGTGTGAGCATGCGGGCCGAAGATTATTTACAGCTTCCGGATTGTATTAATGTTACAGTGCCGGTTGTTTTAGATGAAAAAGCGATGAGGGCGTATAAAACACTTGAGAGAAGCATGTTGTTAGAGGTTGATGAATCAATTATTGACGCTGGATCGGCTGCCGTATTGACCAATAAATTATTGCAGCTTTGCAATGGGGCAGTTTACGACGAGAGAAAAATGGCGATTGAAATCCACCAGTGTAAAATAGAAGCTTTTCTGGAATTGGTCGAGGGGCTAAACGGTAAACCGGCGCTGGTATTTTACAATTTTCAGCATGACCTTGAACGGATTAAAAAAGCATTGACCGAGACTCCAGAATTTATTGGATTGCGGGTCAGAGAGTTAAAAGGGCCGCAGGATGAGAAGGATTGGAATAACCGGCAAATTGATATTTTATTAGCCCATCCGGCTAGTTGCGCCTATGGGTTGAACTTACAACAGGGAGGGAACCACGTGATATGGTTTGGACTTAACTGGTCCTTAGAGCTATACCAGCAAGCGAATAAACGTCTGCATCGGCAAGGTCAAACGGAAAAGGTTATTATTCATCATTTAGTTGTGCAAGGTGGAGTTGATGAAGATGTAATGATGGCGCTAGAGGATAAGGGGGCGACCCAAGACAGGTTAATGGTTGCGTTAAAAGCGAGAATAAGAAAAGCCAAGGAGGTGGCGTAACAGTGAAAAAGGCAACTGATGTTCAAATTTTTATGCTTGAAGAATTGGCCAGGCAGCTTAAATTAGATCCGAAGGATTACACCGATTTAACTTTCGATGAGGCATATAAGCTTATCGAAACACTGTCCGAGGAGTTGCGAGAGGTAAAGAGGACTATTGGCCATGTTTGGACGGAGGAAGAAGTTAGAAGCCGGTTAAAATGTTATAACGATGATGACAGCATTTATTACGCAAAAGTTGCGAAGCCGAAAGACGTAGTCACCTTTGGTAGTGGGATTAATATAGTAGATAACCGAATAATTAAACGGATTGATCTTGACCGAGGAATAGAAGGGGCCTTGTTAGTGAAGGGCAGGCCGAGAACAGCCAAAGAGTGGAAAAAGTTTAGACTGTATTGGCTGATTCGACACCTATATGTTTATGATATAGGTATTACAGAAGTGTCATGGCTGATGAATAAGCCTAAAAGAACATTGAGGGATTGGGAAGCTGAAGCAGTAGCAATGATTACTGGATATCTAAATAAAAAAAGTTTAGCGCAGCTGGACAAAACCCCAATCTTGTCAAGTTCACAAAAGAGCAGATAAACGCATAAAAACAACAAAACGCGATAAAAAAATCAGCACGTTAAAATAAAATTTTTTCAGCTATTTAGCTGGTCTTTTGAGTAAGTTGATTGGACACTTTCCGCATTAATTTGATAAAATTTATTATAGTGATAGAAGTATGTAAAAAAGCCGCCAATTAGGGCGGCTTTTTTATTTGAAAAACATCAAGACATGGAGGAATCTAATTTGTGGCAGCTATATGAAGGAGATTGCTTAGAAGTTATGAGAAATCTAGAGAAAGGATGTGTTGATGCCGTTATTGCTGATCCACCTTATTCAAGTGGAGGAAGGACATTGTCTGAAAAACAACAAGATCCTGTAAAGAAGTATGTTCAATCTGGAACCAAAAGAAAAGATATCACATTTTCGGGTGATAACAGGGACCAGCGTTCGTGGTGTCTATGGTCAATATTTTGGATAAGTCAGGCTGCAAGGCTTTTAAAAACTGGTGGTCGTTTTTATATGTTCATTGATTGGAGGCAGTTGCCTACTGCAACGGATGCAATACAAGCAGCAGGATTATTGTGGCGGGGCTTGATAGCATGGGATAAAGGTAAAGGTTCCCGGTCGCCGCATACTGGCTATCACAGACACCAATGTGAATACATTATTTTTGCAACTAAAGGACCGTGTGAAAAGGCCCCGGGGCGGGGGCCATTTGCTGGGTGTTATCATGCAAACGTTCCATCAATAAAACTTCATCCAACTCAAAAACCTGAAAAGATTATTCAGGAACTGGTTAAAACAGTAGAACCAGGCGGGTTAGTACTTGATCCTTTTGCTGGGTCCGGTACGACCTTATATGTTGCGGAAATAATGGGAAGGAATTCGATTGGGATAGAAATAGAACCGGCTTATTGTGACATTATTAGAAACAGGATGGCCGAGATTAAAAAACTGGGTGATATAGATGCCAAGCAAACCTTTACATGAATGTAATTGGATTGGTTGTCATATTTTAACCCGTGAACGATATTGTGCAACACACACAAAAGTAGCGCAACAAGAAGACGATAAGCGGCGTGGCAGTGCTGCGGCCAGAGGATATAATGGTAAATGGCAGCGATATAGCAAATGGTTTTTAAAGCAACCGGGCAATCAGTTATGCAGAATTAAAGGGCCGCGATGCAAAAAATTAGCTGAGTGTGTGGACCACATAACCCCGCCGGCCAGCCCGGATGATCCGTTGTTTTGGGACAGTAAAAATCATCAGGCCGCCTGTATCCCGTGCAACAGTTGGAAGGGGAATCGAGTACAAAACCCCAGCTAGGGGTAGGGGCGGGTCAAAAGTTTTTGGCCGCCCAAAGCCAGACCGGCAGGGCCCTCTTGTGTGCGAAAAATTCCCCAAATGAAATTTTCCAGATATATTGGAGGTGCGGTACATGGCCGGACGACGCGCGCAACCCATTGCGGTCATAAAAGCCAATGGCCGCAAACATTTGACTAAAGCTGAAATTGAATACCGGGAAAAAGCAGAGATCAAATTTGGCAGTAAGGACTTTAAGTGTCCCCCGTTCGTTAAGGCGGACGTTGTCGCTTTCAAAAAATGGAAAGAGATAATCAAGGATTATAAGGAGGCCGCTGCAAACGGGATCGAGATCGCCAGGTCTCCGGACGTTGGACTGATTGCTCGATATTGTCAGACGTATAGCGCATATGTAACGTTGCTGAAATATCGGGATCGGTTGGTCAATATCGAATTCACACTAGAAGAAGATTTGTTACTGCAGAAAATGCTTGAGGGGCAAATGGGTGCCAAGGCTGTTGATAATCTCATCAAAAAAATTGAGTACCTCGTATCCATTGAGGGGTTAATGGCGCTCGAAAATTCAATCAACAAAAAGATGGATGCGCTGGTAAAAATGGAGGACCGTTTGTTCCTCAATCCACTTTCAAAAGTAAAGAACATTCCAAAATCTCCGCCTAAAACGAAAGACGACCCTAATGCGGAGTTATTCGGTGATTAAGCATGACTCATCCGACAACGCAATATGCCATTGATGTTGTTTATGGTGAACTTAAAAAATATTGCTGCAAGTGGGAGATTTTGGCTTGTAAGCGGCACTTAGATGATTTGCAGAGACAAGGGGCAGAGGACTTTCCATATGTTTTTGATGAAACCAGAGCCAACCGGATTTTTCAATGGTTTTCATTGTGTCGGCATGTTCGCGGCGCGTTTCAAGGGCAACCGATTGAATTGCAGCCATGGCAAATATTTGACCAGGGTTGCCTCTATGGATGGGTCCATAAAGAAAC